GTTAACTCAATATGGTCCTAAGGAATTTTATAATTGGCATATTGATGCATGGCCTGAAGGTTATAAAGGGGGCACCTTCGATGGTCTTATAAGAAAGTTATCGAGCGTTCTAGTATTAAATGATGCAAGCGAGTATGAAGGAGGAAAATTAGAATTTTGGAATAGGCCAGAATGGAACGAAAATAATTATACAACTTCTCCTTCTATGGCTAAAAAAGGATCTATTATTGTATTTCCTTCCTTTATCTATCATCGAGTAACCCCGGTCACTAAAGGGGTAAGATATAGTTTAACTAATTGGCACTGTGGGAAACCTTATGTTTAGAAAACAAAAAGTCATGTTAATTCAAAATGCTCTTTCTCCAGAGATGGTAAAATTTTTAAACCTTTATTTTAGAACAAAAGAACAAGCAGCTACTACTTTAAAAAAGACAGGCTATGTACCTCCCCAAGCTTTGGAATGGGGAACTCATGAAGATGCTCAAGTTCCAGGATCTTTCTCTATATATGGAGATCAAGCAGGAGATACTATTCTTCAACTGCTACAACCTATCGTGGAAAAAGCAACTCAGTTAAAGCTTACGCCTACTTATTCTTATTGTAGAGTATATAAAAAAGGAGCCATCTTAAAAAAACATACGGATCGTTTCAGTTGTGATATCTCTACAACACTTTGTTTAGGGGGAGATCCCTGGGCGTTTTGTTATAGGCTAGGGAAGAAAAATAAACACATTACTTTAAAACCAGGAGAGATGATAGCGTACCTAGGATCTGACGTACAACATTGGAGAGAACCCTTCGAAGGAGAAGAATGTGTACAAATTTTTCTTCATTATAATTCAATAAAATCTAAATTTTCCGAAAAAAATAAATATGATGGTAGACCTCATTTAGGATTACCTTCTTACTTTACTAAACGAATTGATAAAAAAGGCAAAAGTTACTAATGCTAGAGGTGCACGACGATTTCTTTGATCAGAAATGGGTTAGTAATGTAGCTTCTCAAATAGTTGCAGAGAGATGGAAGCCTGATAACGTAGCTAATCGAAAAACGTTTCCTTCTTCAGAGTCAGGTACTCATAGACTCTTGGGTCGTTTATTTTTTTATCGACATAGCAATGACTATATTGAGTATGACACTCAAAACATGAATTTAGTAAGAAATTTAATTAATGCCTTTGATCATATTAGACAACGAACTAATCTCCAAATGAACCTTACTGAGATTACCGGGAACTTACAGTTTAAAGGGATGGATGGTACCTTCCATGAGGATGGTCCTTCTAACAGAAAAGTATTTATTTTAATGTTGTGTAATGAAAGACTACCTAAAAACATAGGGGGTTGTTTTATTCACCGACCAACAAAGAAAAAAGTACCCTTTGAATCAGGACGAATAGTTGAAATGACCGCGAGTGATACTCATAGAGCTGAGGCTTTTAATAAACCTCATTATGCACGTATGTCTATTAAATGGGTGGGAGAAATATTATGACCCGAATGATCATAGAAAATTTTGTACATCAAGATGATGCGTTATCTTTTATGAAATTTTTTGATAAAAATCAAAACCTTTGTTATGATGAACGTTCTCAACATAGCGATCGTAATATTCATCTCGAACATATTCCTGATAAACGCATTAAACAATTACTTAGATATTATGAACAAAAAAATATTTTTTTTATAGATCATTATTTTAATATCAAGACTGTTCCTTGGCATGAGCCTAGATTATGTCGTTGGAAAAAAGGTCATTCGATGGACCTCCATGTAGATCAAAATCCGGATCTTAAAGATTACATGGATTATTCTTCTTTAGTTTATTTAAATGATAACTATAAGGGAGGAGAATTATTTTTTCGAAATCAAGATAACCAAGAACAGGACTTTAAAATGAAGGCTTTAAGTTGTATGATATTTGAAAGTAATGCATTTAATAGTCACGGCGTAAGAAAAATTTTAAAAGGAAAGAGATATACAATTCCATCATGGTATCGAAAAACTTAAATAATTTTATTTATATAGAAAAAATGAGCTCTAAAGTTTGTGACAAGCTTATTGACTTTTATGAATCATCCATCAGTACTCATGGTAAAGCCAAGGTTCCCGGATTAATGGGGGATCCTCCGAGTTATTGTCCTAAGTTGAAACAGTCTGAAGAATCTTTCTATATGTCGTTTCCTTCTTATTATACGAAAGCCTTAGAAAAAATAGTAAACAAATACAAAAAGAAATACTTCTATTCTCACGATGGGCAATACAAATGGAATATAAATGAACCTATAAAAATTCAAAAATATTATCCAGGTCAGTCTTATCGTATATATCATTATGAAAATACAGGACACCCTAATCATTTAAGAAGACATCTAGTTTTTATGACCTATCTGAACACTGTTAAAACAGGGGGAGAGACTGAATGGTTTTATCAAAAACTAAAAATTAAACCTGAAAAAGGTTTAACGATTATTTGGCCAGCGATCTGGACTCATACTCACCGAGGAAGGATGGCTCCCAAAGAACTTAAATACATATGCACTGGATGGTATACCTATACAAAATGATTTTTGATCACTTATTCCCTACAACCATTGCCTACTCTGATTATCCTTTTCTAAAGGAGCTTCCCTCTTATAGAAAAATAGTATCTACATATAATTACGAAGCTTCTGGATTTTGTAGAGAACGTATCCATCAAAATAAAAAGTTTAAAAAATTAAACGACTGGATATTAAAAGAAGTACATGCATATGCAAAACGACATCTCTATAGAGATAAGTATGAATGTAAAGAATCATGGGTTTTAGATTACCCTGTGGGAGGAGGTCAATCTTTTCATAGACATCCTGGTTTCCTTTTTTCTGCTGTTTTCTTTTTGGAAGGATACGAAAAAGATACTCCTTTAAATTTTGAAAATCCAATAGTAGATATGATGAACCCTCTGGGAACGACGGCGCATGATGATGGACCAGAAAATAGACGAGAATATAATGAACTAACTTTTACAGTGATGTCTTATAAACCCCTTACGGGTAGATTAATTATTTGGAGAAGTTATTTATCGCATGGATGTTATAACAAAACAGAACCTTGTAAACGAATTGTGCTTACATACAACTTTGGAAAAAAGTGAATAAAATAATTATACTAGGAAGAGGAAATGCTGGGTGCTTTACCGCTCTCCATTTAAGTTATTATTTAAAAGATTATAAAGTCGAACTTATTTATGATCCTGATGTTCCACCTGAGAAAGTAGGACAAGCTAGTATATTAGAAGCTCCAGATTTATTATGGAAAACTTTGGGAGCCGACTGGTATCGAAATGAAATACAAGCCACTAATAAATTAGGGATTCTATATGAAAATTGGGGAAAGAAAAATAAATATATCTTTCATCCTTTTAGTTTCAATGCAACCGGTATGCATTATGATCCTAAAAAACTTCAAGAGACTATTTTAAATTCTGGTCTGTTCAAAGTTAAACGTAAAAGTATTAAAGATCCTCATACCTTAAATGCTTCCTTTGTCTTTGATTGTAGAGGCCAGAGAATTAATGATTATTCCGATTATCATATGCTCGATAATCCACTCAACTCTGTTATCTTAGGACAAAGCCAGCAATGTGATCCTAAACAATTATGGACTAGAGCAGTGGCCACTCCAGATGGATGGACTTTTGTTATTCCTAATACTAAGAACACTACTTCATATGGGTATTTATATAATGATGAAATCACTTCTCTTAAACAAGCTGCTTCTAATTTTAAAAAAATATTTAAACTAGCTAAACCTAATTATTATCTAGGAGATAAAGTTAATAACTTTAAATTTAAAAACTATCTAGCTAAAGAACCTATTCAAGACCATGTTATTCTAGGCGGTAACAGATTATTTTTTCTGGAACCCTTGGAATCTACAGCGGTTCAATCTTATTTATACTGGGCACGTCTTTGTTATGACTATATTACTCATGAAAAAAGAAAAGAAAATATGGTGTATCGATTTAAAGAAAGTATAAGAAAGGTTCAAAACTTTATATACTGGCATTATACCCAGGGCTCTGCTTATAATACCCCCTTTTGGAAGAAGGCTTCTAAATATAAAATTAAGGACGACGAATTTTATTCTATTTTAAACTATGTAAAGAAGACCCCAGCTATCCAGTTACGAGATGAGAGAATCCCCAAGCATAGAGCTACCTATGGGCAATGGCTTCCCATTAGTTTTAAATTATGGCACGAAGGAGTTAAATGAGTAAGAAAAAAATAGAAGTCTTTGATAATTTTTTATCACCCAATTCAGCTCAAGTTGTTTTTAATACGGTGATCAGATCTCGCTATCTTATAGGATGGGATGATAGTTATGAGCCCCAAAACAAGACTCATCCTAATCTCCATAGTCCCTATAATGAAGAAGACGTAGAGAAGATAAGAATATTAGAACCTATTTTTAAAAAATTAAATAATAAAACTCTTACCTATGACTCGTGTGTAGTTAATTTAACGAAGCCTTTAGATATAAATTTTATTCACGTACATCCTGATCAAATAGCTGCTGTTTATTATGCTAATCCAACATGGCATCCTGAGTGGGGAGGAGAGACTTTATTCTATGAAGATAATCGGAAAGACATTCGTTTATCAAGTCCCTATACTCCCAATCGATTAATCATTTTTGATGGTTCTATTCCCCATACTATCAAAGCTCAAAATCTATTAGGCCCTAGTTATAGATTTAGTGTTAGCTTATTCTTTAATAAAAAATGACTAAAATAATTATCGATGATAATTTTATGGATAAAGACAACAAGGAATTTGTTGACTATGTGGTGCTAGGACATAACTTTCCTCTCTTTCACAAAACAAAAATACTACATGATAGTAAAGATTATAATGGGTTCTTTGAACATATTATTTTAAACCCTGGGGATGATAAATTTAACTCCCAACATCACCCTTTCTTCGAATCTATTCTTTACTCTTTTGCCGAGAAGCATAAACTAAAATATGATACATTATTTAGAGCAGCGGTAAATTTAACTTATAACAATGGAATTAAAGACAGGTCTCCTATCCATGTTGACCATTCTTTTCCTCATAGACAGTTATTAGTTTATTTAAATGACCCCCAGGACAAAGAGGCAAAGACATTTATTCTCGACAAGAAAAAAAAGAAAGTATTAAAAGAAATTACACCTAAACAATACAGAGGGGTATTTTTCTCTTCATTACCTCACTACCATATAATGCCTAAGTTTGGTGAAAGAATGGTCTTTGTTATCACCTTTAAATGAGATTGATATAGCCATAATCATGTAGTATAAAACTTATAGAATAGGACAACTATGCTACAAAAATTAGGATTTACACCAGGATTTAATAAACAAGTTACTCCAACAGGCGCAGAAGGACAGTGGACTGGTGGGGATAACGTACGTTTTAGATATGGTTCCCCTGAAAAAATAGGGGGCTGGGACCAATTAGGAGAGGATAAACTAACAGGTGCCGCTCGAGCTCTTCACCATTGGGATGATAACGCAGGAATTAAATACGCCGGCATAGGAACTAATAGAATTTTATACGTATATTCAGGAGGTGAATATCATGATATTCATCCAATTCGAACTTCAATAGCCGGTTGTGATTTTACTAGTACCTCTTCATCTACAAGTGTGACAGTAACTTTTCCAAGTTCTCATGGATTAGTTGATGACGATATTGTTAGATTTCATACAGTCAGTGGGGTCACAGGTTCTTCTACTTATAATAATGCTTCCTTTGAAGGCATAAAATTTATGGTGACTACAGCACCCACTGCTACAACGATTACTATTACTATGGCAACCCAAGAATCGGGAACTCCTTTAAGTAATACAGGATCGGCAACAGC